ACTCTTCTTTGGACTTACCTTCCATCTCGTCGATGATTTCCAAGATAATATCTTTGACTGGCTTGATTTTTACTCCCCGATCCTCCGAACATCTCATTATCGTTTCCGATAATTTCTTCAAATCCGACTTTCCTACGCGAATATTTGGTTCTTCTTCCTCGATAACCTTGATGACATCGCGGTATCCCTTGTTTCTGACTAGCTGCTTGCGGTAATCATCCGCCATATCTTGACAGACCTTCCCAGAAGCGATCTTCATGGTGGAAAGAATCTCATGGACTTCGTTCTCTCCTCCCGCCGCTTCGATCTCGCCTGTAGCTTCTAACTCAGCAATGGCAGAAAACGGGCAACAAGCCCCTGTCCGCTGGTGAACCCCTTGGAGGGCGGTGAAAACCTTCCTGTGGGGCGGCAGAGCGAAATAATCCACATCCCACGTTTGTTGTGCGAGGATGTTTCTGTCTATTGCGATTAAAGCTAACGCTGCCGCTTCGCTTTTGGTTGCTATTGGGACTACTTTCATTAGTGGTGTCTTTTTCATTAGAAGGATTTTGTTATTAAAATGTATTATTGTTAATAAAACCTATACCATTCTCACGCTCTTTATAAGAGCGAGCCTTGTCTATCTCGCCAAACCAGTTGTTAAGTAGCGTTTCCATTGAACGGCGAGTGTAAACGTCTTTTTCGCTTCGTTTGGAATAGAATGTTTCGAGTAACTTCCAGTCTTCTTCACAAGTATCTAGGTTGGGTTTAGCTGCCTTTATTTCTTTCGGTGTCCAGTTTGTAGTATCGCGTCTTCCGAGAAGTTGGTTTGCTCGTTGCTGAAAATTTAAGAGATTAAGAGATAATTCTCCTTTAGTATCTCTACTAGTATCTACCCTAGTATCTATGTTCACCTGTGGGTTGAGTCTGAGTTCATCTACAGATTGAGTCTGATTGCACTTGTGGGTTGAATCAGACTTCACCTGTGAGTGAACTCTGACTTCACCTGTGGATGAAGTCATGTTTGGTAGAACAGCAAGAATCTTTCTATTTCTACCATCATATGAAATTTGTTTAATCATCTTTAATGACCTTAATTTTGAAATCATATTTGAAATACTTGACTCTGTGCTGTGAAACATTTTTGCAAGATAACCATTGCTTGCAAAACATGGCTTTTCCTCAGTTCCAAGTGAACTAATTTCTGCCCATAAACATTTCTCCATCCACGACAAAGATTGAGATTCCCATATTTCTACAGGAACCCAAACACCGCGAAAAATACGTTCATTCTTTTCGTTCATACTTCAATTCCCTTTCCATAAACATCATTGATGTAATTTACGTTGCAGAATATTTTTACTTCATCGCAATTCTTTTCAGCATAGATAAATTTTTGAGCTGCTAAAATATCTAATGCCAAATTTATACGTTTTTTTGATACATTAAAAATAAATGCTAAATAATCCTTATCATTTACGCACCCTCTATCCCAATTTTCAATATATGCTAATAATGTTTGCTGCAACGGAGTCAATCCACCGATGCGAATTATTTTGCGTTTAATCATTATCCCATTTTTTAACATTATTGGGCAATCGTCATATCTTTTCATATTTAAAAGGCGACCCCTTGTGATGGCGACAGGAAGCGGCAACTGACGCATGAGAGTGGTTTACCACCACAAGGGATCATATATTTTATTTGTTAATTTAACTCCTGACTTTTCTTCGGCTCTCACCCCGAAGGCACGATTGCTCGTACAAGACAGACACTACTACATCTAGTGATAGTGTCAAATCTTTTTTACAATATTTTTATCGGTAACGATAGTCACTCTAGACTAACAGACTTAATTTCATTCCGCGACCATTGATACATACGATCATTGATCTTGTCCCAGATTTCATCAGCGTCATCTTCGTTCTGACATTTATAGATGTGACGTTGTTCACCCATAGCATCATCCTTGATGAAGAAGTTAGACTGGTAGATTGTTAGTCCAGTTGCGGCGGTGGTTGCAACAACGGCAGTATTGTTTGGTTTGAGTGCCATGTTGCAGATGCCTTGGTCAGATTCATATTGTGCAATGAACCCAGTATTTAGTGCAGCAGCTAGAGACATATTTGTAATCAGAACTGTTTGCCTGATTGCGGCAAGCATACGTTCTGCTTCTTTATCTACTTCGTTGTTTTCGTTAGTGTTATCCATAAGTAAATAGACTATCAAAAAAGTGTTGACTTGTCAATAGGATTGGTTTACTTTTAATTGAAATGAAGCATCCATTATACGAAGCCTACGAATCCTGCATGACTGCCTATGAGCAGTCTCGCTATATTCGTTCTATTGGACGCAAGACCTTTGCTAATCAGCTTCGGGAAACCCGCAAGAAGATAGGGATGACGGTCAGAGAACTCGGAGACAAGATCGGCGTTACTGGATCGTTAATCAACCAGATCGAAGTAAATTCAAAGAGCATTCTAAAGAAAGAACAAGTGGATAAAGTGATCGAGCTATGTGCGCCGAAATTGAAAACTACTAGCAATGCTGAGTAGAAAAAAAGGGTTCAAAAAAACAGGAGCAAGGTTAAAGCCTGTTTCAGATAAGCGTAAGGTTCTTAACAAAGAATACTCTGAAGCGAGAAAGGAATACTTTTCCACTCACCCAAACTGCGAGGTATGCGGGGCTGGAGCTACAGACATTCACCACAAAGCTAAGAGAGGAAAGAACCTTTCTAACCTAGAAATGTTTATGGCAACGTGCAGAACGTGTCATAATAGAATCCACGATAATCCTGCGTGGGCAAGAGAATTAGGATATTTAATATATGAGTTCAAATAATACATTCGTTTCAATGATCATCTGCGAGGGTTACCATGAAGATGAGAACCAAGCTAAGATTCTTTTCCAACAGCAGTTCAATCAATGCTGGGTAAAGAAAGCGGACATCAAGACAATGGAAACACTAGGCTTCCACGATGGACGTAAGTTCGTTCGTATTGTAATCCCAGAGGAAGTAGCGAACACGCTGGAGCTTCAAGGCATTCTGGATTAATTACCAGTCACCATTCTCATCAGATGAATAGCTGTCATCTTGAAGTTCTGCAATTAGCTTTTCATCTCTAGCCCAGAATCGGTTAGTTGGAACAGCTTTATCGGTTCCGATAAACACCAAACCACTTCTTCTAGCCATTTCTAATGCATATATTAGACTATCACTTAAATCAGGAGAATAACCAGTTCTTCCTTTAAGATCATCTTTTGTTTCAATTGAAATCTTTTTATTTTTAATTGTATATCTACGAAGACAAAGCTCTCTTGCTAATTCAGAAGATGGATTAACACCAAAAAGAGTACGGCTCTTGAATGCATGATAACAAGAGTAATAATACTCTGATACCAATCTATCATAAACATCCTTACACGGGCGTTTATCGACCTCTGCTGCCATACGTTCAGTAGGTTTACCCATAGATGAAATGAGAGCGATAGAATGACCACTAGAATCATACTTCAACCACTCGCGGATGATAGCCTGTGCGACTCGACCGCCATCACCAGATACGTCCATACCAAATTTGGTAGGTTGAACTCCAGAAGCCCTGCATAGCTCGACTACTTCCTTAGCTAGACCAACTTCAAACTCAGCAGCTTCACGCGCAGATAGCTGAATGACTTTCTGACTTTCTAGCCACATAACACGATTGCGAGTCCCGCGAATGAAACCCAGTTTAGCTATTGTAAGCACACACCTATCTCCACCAACCGTAAAAGCGGTATCGAATCCCGCAACCTTGTGGAATCCTTCGGAATCCCAAAGCGGTTCTTCGTTGGTGTCAGCGTTACGAATCAGATCAGCGGTTAGGATTGTTTGTGCAAACCCCGATTTAGGCCACCAACCGATAGCGTTACGAACGTAGTCAATAGCATTCTCGTCTCCATAACACTGCTTGAGCATGACCTCTTGTTTTTTCCGATCCATCAAGAACGGGAATGGAGATGGTTCATTTGCGGGTGCAGCAAAGTTAGGCGAGCGCATACCATTGTAGAACAAGCAAACGCCAGTCTCAGTCTCCCACTTATCCATCTCTGGACTGACAGTATCAAAGTTAGAAGCACCTTTAGGCATAGCCCAGCGGGTGTGAGGATTGTCACCAGCAGATGGGTTTCCAATACCAATAAAAACCACATCATTGTTAGCAGATAAGTTTACACGGGCAGTAATTGCGCCTAGTTCCATTTCGGGCAACTCATCAAGGGCTAGTCTAATCCGATCATTCTTACGTCCACGGGTAGTATCAATGGCCTTCTGACCCTCATTACCAGATTGAAATGCGAGAGCTTTGATGGCATTGCGATAGTCCTTATCCTCATCATTCGACCCGCCACCCCAAACGATCATGTGGCGATAGTCAATGAGCTTACCAAACTGAACAGCGGCGGACTTCCACAACTTAGAAATGATACCCCAGATACGATCTTCGGACGCACCAAGAGTAGTGGTAGCAACCCAAGACGAAGTACAATGCGGAGCAGAACACCAGTCAAGGTAAACCCAAAGACCAACTGGAAACGACTTTCCCATCGAGGCCGCGCCAGCCAAACAGATGTCATCATTATTGCAGAGTTCTTCCAGAGTTCTCAATAACTGAGTATTCGTATAACCGCGATTGACAATAGAAACTTCAGTAGGCCATTGGAGTTTTACTGCCTTCAAGAAATGTTCGTATGGAGTAAGCAATTTAAAATCTGAAAGATTTATATTGTGC